CATGAGGGGGGTTTTTCGGATCACAAACTCGATCCTGGCGGCATGACCAACCTGGGCGTCACCAAGCGCGTCTGGGAGGAGTGGGTCGGCCATGAGGTGGACGAGAAGACGATGCGCGGGCTCACGCCCGAGATCGTCGGGCCTATGTACAAAGCGAAGTACTGGGACAAGATCAGGGGCGACGACCTGCCTGCGGGCGTGGACTACTGCGTGTTTGACGCTGCGGTCAACTCGGGCCCGGGCCGGGCCGTGAAGTGGCTGCAAGGCTGTGTTGGCGTTGACCAAGACGGCGGCATCGGCCCCAAGACGCTCGCCGCAGTCGCAGCCTTCGACCCCAAGGAGCTGGTCGAGGACTACGCCAAGCGCCGCCTGTCCTTCCTCATGGACCTCAAGACGTGGCCCACGTTCGGTAAGGGCTGGGGCCGCCGTGTGGCTGAGGTGCAGACCAGCGCCAGCTCTATGCTTGCATGACCGCAAGGCAAGCGCCCGTCAGTAGGCTGACCGTCACCGCTGCCAGCATCCAGTACGTCAGCCGCTTGAGCTGGTAGCGCCATACGCTCGGCGGCAGTGGGTCAGCGGCCCTCATGACAGGCTTGGCTTTCGCCACTCGGGCAGGGCAATTGCGGCCTTGGTTGCACCCGTAGTTTGCACAGTGTTCATCGCAGCAGTTCATACGACGGCTCTCGCTTTCTTGAGTTGAATGTCCTTGACGACTTCGTGCAGGGCTTTCTCCATCTGCGCGACGGTGCAGCGTTCAAGCTGCGCGTCATGGAGCTCCATGACGGTGTTGGCGGCGTTCAGCTCGGCCCCGGTGAAGACAAAGCGGTCGCCCTTGGCAACGCCCCGTTTGCACATCGTGAGCAGCGCGTCTTGGCCAGCCCTGATCTCGGCCGACCAGTCCTTGCCCAACGTTGCGTCCACCCGCGTCAGCGCCTCGGTGACGTTGAACGCCTCGATCAGCACGTCCATGTCCTTGCGGGTGGCTGTGCCGTCCACCACGCAGCGCAACGCCAGGTGGTTCTTGATCCGCACGTTGCTCATGACGTCTGTGACCGACAGGACGGGCTTGAGGCCCGAGATGACCCAGTTGAGCGGGTCGTGTAGCTGCGGCTTTGGCCGGTACTTGCTGCGCTTACGCATGGTCAGGCCTCGGGCAGTTGGGTGGAGCCAAGTGAACGCAGTAGACGGCGGCCCACTGGCCCCGGTAAGGCCCCTCCCAGCGGTCGATGTAGACGTCGGGCATGGAGGCAAGGCAGCGTCGCAGCGTGTCCGTGCTGATGCCTGTGGCGTCGCTCATGCGCTCTTGGGTCATGCCGTCAGGGTTGAGCGTCAGCAGGTCTCTTATTTTCGGTGCGTGTGATTTCATGGCTTCAAGTTCTTGTATTCGAGCGTAGGCCTCTTGGGCAAATCGGGCCAGGTTGTGCGTCTCCCAAGCCGCACATGGCGATGCGCTCCCTGGCGACCCGCAGCGTGTTGTACCGCTGGTGCAGTCGCTCCATCACCTTGATGCGGCGCTCGCCGAGCATCTCTTGGTCGAGCAGGCCTTTGACCTGCTCCTCAGTCATCGTCGCCAGCGCGTCGTTAAGGCTTCGCCATGTGTAGTTCAATTTTCTTCTCCAGTGATTCGATCAGGGTCTTGGTGCGGTTGTAGCTGCGGGTTGCGGCGTTGAGTTGCCGCGTCTTGTGCTTGATCTCGCTTTTGGCGATCTTCAGCCGGGCTTTGTATTGGTCGACGCGCTTCATTCTTCGCTTTCAAATGTTGGCAGTGGGCACCAGTGGGTCCAGCTGTCTGACTCGCGCCAAGCGCCGAGGGCGGCGACGCCAAGCTCTTTGTGGATCAGCAGCATCTTGGGGCCGCGTGGCGGCGGCGTGGTCTTGATGTCGATCCAGTGGTAGGACTTGTCCACCATAGCCGCGCGGCTTGACGTTGTGGTTATTGCCATAGCGGCTTGCCCCCTGCAAATGCGGTCGCTGGCGTAAACGCGGTTTGCAGCTTCTTCTTGCGGATGTACGTCTTGCGGCTGCGCTCTTGGTGCGTCTGGGCAGGCTTGGGCTGCACGTCCTCGCCTTCGCCAAGAGAGTAAACCTTGACGCGGTTACGCCCGTCCGTGGCGCGGCTGTAGTCGATGACGTACACCAGCCCCTCAGCCTTCATCTCCGCCAGCAGCCTGCCGACGGCCTTGGGGTGCGCACCTGTCCGGTCAGCCAGGTCGTACCGGCTGGCTGGCCCTTGCATCAGCGATTTGAATATGGTCACTGCCTGGCTGAGTCTCATGATTGCGCATCCTTCAAAAACTTGGTCAGGCGTCTGATCTTGCCTTGGTGGTACTCGACCATCTTGGCGGCGTATTCCTGCGCCGTGTGGGCGGCCAGCAGCTCGCGCTTGGACTCCTCAAGCTCGCGCAGGGCGATGGTCTCTGGGCTGGGCGGTGCGAATAGTTTTTTCATTTTGTTTCTTTCAGGATTGCGTTGATGATGTTGTTGCACCGGGTGCATTTGTAGTGGTATACGTACGTGTGGTGTTTCCAGATTGGAATCCAGTTGTGTTTGCAGCTCATGTGCTCTCCTGTTGAGGGAAATAAATAGTTTTGAACTTCACCGCAGTTTCACCGTCTTTAATAAGCACGACAAGTGTTGCGGCAGTCAAATCCATGCCGTAGATTTCACGCAAAAACTGCCATACTTTTTCTGAATCATTCATGTGCTCTCCTTGTTGATAGCGGCCAGCAGGCCTTCGAGGGTGTCGAATTCTTCGCCCGTCTTGAGCAGCTTGAATGTCGATTCGCCAACGCCCCACAGGCCCTTCTTGCGCGGCGTGTAGACCTGCTTGGCGATGCCGTACTCTTCATTGACGTACTGTCGCAGGCCGTGGTCCTCCGCGCTGTAACCAAAGCGGTATTGCATCGGAAGCAGTTGCAGTTCTTCCAAGGTCATGTGTTCTCCTTTGATTTATTTACCCAGCACAACCAGTGATAGACGGTTCCAGAGTCATTCCAAAATCTGTCCCCTACCTTAAACAACCCAAAGCATCGTGGGCATTGATGCGGCTTGAATAAGTCGTTCATGTGTTCTCCTTGATGCCGTGGGCGGCTTCAATGGCGGCACGCATTCTCTTTGCGAATGGCTGTCGGCCAGCAACAATCTCATTCTCAAACCATGCTTTGATGGCAGCGTCGATCTGCTCATCTGTTAGCGGTTTGCGCTCCGTCTGAAGGTTGACCAGCGCCCACTCCAGTGAGCCAAGCTCTGCATGATCAAAGCTGTTCTTGTGATCACGTGACTTCAGAAAGTCAACGCGCCGTTGAAGCGTTTTCAAGTGTTCTCTAGGCTCTCTCATGCGTCCCCCTTGATGTTGTGTGCGGCTTCAATGGCTCGGGCAAATGGCTTCACACAATCGTGAAAATCATTTGCTTGGACACTCCTCCAAACCGTTTCAATCTCCTCATCCGTCAGCGGCTTGCGCTGTGATGGGGAGGATGTGTAAAGGGGCTGGCGTCCCGGTGCTGGCAAGCGATACGCAGTGCCGCAATTTACGCGATTGCAGTGTTCCCAGAAATCAGGCTCCACCCACACTGCGGCTGGCACTTCTGCCTGATCTGAAACCCAACCATTGGCAACAGTCCAATATTCCACAGGCTCCTGCTGTGCTGGTGGGGATGTGAGTTTCAGGTGGCAATCATCATCGGCCGCAACAAAGGCAACCCATCGGCCACCAAGCTCAGGCGGTATGCCGTGGATTTGACCTCCGCTTTGTCGGCTGTCGTAGCTAATCTTGAAGCGAGTACCGTTCGCAAGAAACGCCACAGGCTCCTGCTGCGGCTGTGCCAGTGCTTCTCGCAGGGCGGTGATGGCTTTCTCATGGTCATCAGCAAGCACTTTTAAGCCCCCTACCCTTGCCTGCCGTGTTGGATAGTTGCCGTAAAGTTTCTCTGTTTCATAAGCATCTTCACGCACCAAATCAACGCTGTTTTCCAATGCCTCCAGTACTCGCCTCGCCGTGGTTTCGTCGATCAGTATCTTGCTCATAAACCCAGCTCCTTCAGTGCCTGTTGCAACCCGGCCAAGCCGCCCACGCGCTGGCCTTGAATGAAAATCTGTGGCATCTGGCGGATGCCTTGATGTGTTGCAATGAACGCCGCCATCACTGTGGGGTCATCAACGCTGTACTCCATGTACCCGATGCCTTTGTCATCCAAGAGGCGCTTGGCAGCGGTGCAGTTGGGGCAGTTGCTTTTGCTGTAAATGATGATATTCACTTGATTCTTTCAATGCAGACAAGGTAGCGGATGTCGCCAGCTTTCGTGCCCACAGCAGTGAACAGTGAAGTGGTGAACTCCATGTGCTTAATCTCCTTGGGCCGACGGCTCTTAGGAGTGTTAACGGTTCGCATCGTTTGCGCGTAGTCATCCACCGTTGTTTCGATGTACTCACGGTGTCCAACTTCCATCATGGAAGCGAGAAAAGCATTCCAAGAAACTTTGTGCGTCATGGCTCAACGCCTCCTGTTGGCTTTAGCGCTCGCAGCGCCTGATCTGGGTCAAGCAGCAAAATGGCGTGTGGGTCGCTTTGAATGTCGCTTGGGTGTCGAGGTGTGCCGCTGTACGGATTAAACATGAGTACCCCACGGCGCTTGTATGCCGCCTCACGCTCGTCAGCACGGACAAGGGCTGCAAAGCGTTCAAGTGCCTCAACGAAACTTGCGTGGTCTTTGCCGAGTCCGTATGTGTCCAGCCAAGACTCACGGGCCATTTCAATGACAGTCTTCATTTGGTGCTCCTTTCAGAATAATCCAACCCCAACTCACTGGCGTTCTGCGCCATCTGCTCAAGGGCTTGGTGCTTCGGCACACACCCGTGCTTGAGGCAGTGGCTGACTGTCTCGCAGTCATCGCACCACCCGGGCTTCGGGGTGCATGTGTGAATGTCCCAGTCATTTGTGCCTACGACTTTGCCGCATCGTTCGCATGTGGTCATTTCAGTGCCTCCAAGGCGATGGTTGATAGGTCTTGTTTGTCGTGCAGCGCGGTCCAAATCTTCGCGTCCACGGTCTTGTCGGTCAGCATGACGTAGCACCACACAGGGCGCTGCTGGCCGGATCGGTGCAGTCGTCCGACGGTCTGCTCGTAGAGCTCCAGGCTCCACGGCAAGGACAGGAATACCAGATGGCACCCGCCGTGCTGGAGGTTAAGACCGTGGCCCGCCGACTTAGGATGCACGGCCAGCAGCCGTACATTGCCTGCGTTCCATCGCTCGATGGCGTTTTCATCTTCAAGTGTCGTGACCTTGAGGCGGCGCTTGAGTTCGGCAAGCTCCTCCTTGTACTGGTAGACGATGAGTGTGTTGGCATGTTGGTTCTCCTCAAGTAATTCTTCAAGCCGGTCGAACTTGTGCGGCGAGTGCCAGATCGGGCCGTTGTCGGTGTACAGGAACCCGGACGACATCTGTTGCAGCTTTTGCGTGACCACAGCAGCGTTGACCGCCACCACGTCGTCCAGCACAAAGTCCTTCTTCAGCTTGTTGTAGCCGGTCATGTCCATCTGGCAGTGCAGATCCACGGTGTGCAGCGGCGGCAGCTTGTCCTTGTACTCGCCCGGCTCCAACACGAACGTGGCTGGCTTGATCTTGGCCATGACCAGCTCCAGCGCCCCACGGCGCGGCGTCCAGTCGCCGAACTCGCGATTGGTGCAGACAAAGTACTGCTGCATGAACGCGCCCTTGGCGCGGCCCAGCAGCGACTGGTCCACGATCTTGCACTGGCCGAACACGTCCTCAAGACCGTTGCTGGTGAACGAGCCGGTCAGGCCCCAGCGGATGCTCATGTCGCCGATGACTTTGTTCAGCGCCTTGAACCGAGCGCCAGACGGGTTCTTGAGCTTGGTCAGCTCGTCGAACACGATGGCGTCGATGTGGCCCAAGTTCTGCTCGGCCAGCCACTGGATGTTGTCGTAGTTGGTGACCACGACCTGAGCGCCGCTGTAGAGCGCCGCCAGACGCGCTTTGGGCGTGCCCACAGCCACGGCCAGCGACATCATCGACGCCCACTTCGGTGCCTCGACAGGCCAGACGTCCGTGCAGACCCGCTTGGGGGCCAAGACGAGGAACCGCTTGACGTGTTTGTCACGCAGCATCTCCCACATGGCCGTCAGCGTGATCATAGTTTTCCCCGCGCCAACAGGAGCCAGGATCATCGCCCGGTCGTGTTGGTAGAGAAAATCG